ACAGCGCACCTTATGCGTTCATATCTTGGCAGAATGAGCACGTATCAGGTGTGACAGGGTTTCCGTCGTTACTGTACGTTCCGCAGTCTGGGCACGCTGGTCTTGCGGATACAAGGATTGAAAGCAGCATTCTCTGGCACCTCCTTACCGGCGGTTTACCGGATTCGCGGGTCCGGTAGAAGTCCGCCTGTCCAAACTACACTCGCGTATCTTTTGGGCAGACAGACCTCGTACCTTCCCTCACGTTAAAGAAGGTCGGAGAGTGCACAATCCTTGCATATTTTTGATACATTAACATATTACTACAGATTATTCTATTTTTCTAGTAATTTTTACATAACGCAATCAGAACGAGGGCGATCCGAATAAGGGTCGCTCTTTTTGTGCTTGCGATAAATAAGTCGGAGCGCCTCTCAACGATGCAGACCGAGCCCAGTATTTAAAAGTGAAAAAGGAGGGATCGAGTGCTGATAGATATTAGAGACCCGGACATTATGAAAATTAACGGAAAAGGGTGCTTCATTCTTACGAAGAACAAGCATGCAATCCATCTCGAAAATAACGCGAGCAGTCCTCATGTGATGTTGGAGGATTTACCAGATTACGGTTTGGTGAAAACGTCTTTCAAGGATAAGCTGCGTCTAACATTTCGGGTGATAAAGTTTATCTTTCAATAAACGAAAAAGGAGACGATGAAGATGACGAGAACAGAGGAATTACTTGCGTATTTAGATCGTTTGATTGCATTGCAGACTTCCGGGCATTTGGTGCGTGACGAGATTGCAGAAGTCATCGACGCGATCAGATACGAATTGATGCCCGAAATCAAATAAACGAAAAAGGAGACGATGTGAATGGCGGAATCAAAGCGCGAATCAATCGGCAAAATTAAAATCGACTTGGATGTATCCGACGCGATAACCGGACTCAAGGCGGTTCAACGCGAAGCAAAGGCGGCGACTAAGGCGCTGGCCGAATTTCAGGACCTAGCGGAACGGCTTGGTGAGAAACCGTTAGCTGACGGTTGGGAGACTGCTAGAGTATTGCGAGAAGTATTTAAAAAAGCACCGAAGGCTTAAACCTCGATGCTTTCGTAAGCTTCTGAAATCTCTTCCGCAGTTATCCCGATGTACTTTGCCGTATCGCGTTCGCTCGAATGGTTGAGAATCACCATGATTCGCGAAAGTGGCACGCCGGACTGATAAAGCCGGTATCCGAAAGTCTTGCGCAGCGTATGCGTACCGATGCCGCCAATCTTATCGTAAATGCCGGCTCGCTTAGCTGCGTCGCTTAGAATGCGGTAAGCCTGGACGCGGCTGATCGGCTCTCCACCTTTACGGCTGGCAAATACGTAATCGTCGTCATCACCTTCGAGTTGGGAAACGATTTTGAGAACGGAAGAGCTGAACGTAATCACACGTTTTTTCTTCCGTTTCTTCTCCCATAGGGTAATCGACTTCTGGCCGCGAAGCTGTCCGATTTTAAGAAGCCGCAAGTCGCTGATGCGCAGGCCGAATGCGGTACCTAATTGCGCCAGCCACTGATCACGGCCCGGCTTGAGCGCCTTTATGAACTTATTATAATCGCGTTTTGACTTTATCGGAAAAACTTCGTTTGCCATGTCGATTCACCTCTACGTAACTTATAAATATTTTTGTTACATTCATATTAACGAAAAAGATAACGAAAGTCAACACGAAATTAAAACGAAAGGAGGCCGCCAGTTTGGCATACGTTGACGGAAAATGGCTTGACCGCGAAGAAAGACAGGAACGGATCGATTTAATGACCGAGCGTGTCCGTAAATTGGTGGCGCTCATTAAGGCCGGGAAAGCTACGGAATATCACATTGACACCTTTCGGAAAGATAAAGCGGAATTGACGAAGCTGAAGCGGGTACACAAGGCCGAAGTCGATATCGCGTATTTCACATACGAGTACTTGAGCGACGGTTCGAATCCGGATAATGAGGACAACGTTGTTCGAAATGCGGATGACGGAACGCCACATGACGGAATCGAGAATATCGCGAAGATCCATGAAGAGTTTTTCGATCTTTGTAACTATGTAAATAACGAGAAAAGGAACGCTAGACTTGCGATTGCGGCGGCACGGGGACATTCGAAGTCCGGTATGTTTTCGAATGCCCTTCCGTTACATCAAGCGGCCTTTCGAAAGCGCAAGTATATCCTGATTATTTCCGAAACCGACTCACTTTCGAAAAAACTTATCGGATGGGTCAACAAACAGATGAAATACAATCAGAAGTTGCGCGAAGACTTCGGTCCGATGATGCACGAATCCGCAAGTCGTAACGAAAAAGATAACGAAGAAGCATTCATCACAACAACGAATATCCTGATTGAATCGTCTTCGTCCGGGAAGCAGCTCCGGGGGAAACGGCACGGAGCCGTCCGTCCCGATCTCGTTATCATTGACGATCCTTCGTCAAGTAACAACGAAGGCACGAAGGAAGCTCGCGAAAAGCTCGTTCACTGGTTTAACTCCGTTGTCGTACCGATCGGATCTAAAGCAACAGCAATCATACTTGTCGGAACGATGGTTTCGGCGACAGGTCTATTAAACCACGTTCTGAAGCGGAAGGACTTTAAATCGAGTTTTCATGGCGCCATCATCAGTGAGCCGTCGAATCCGCAGCTTTGGGAAAAGTATTGTGAGATTTATGCGCGTTCCGAGTCGATGGAGGAAGTCGATGAGTTTTACGAGCGAAACAAAGAGGTGTTGGAGGAAGGCGTAGAACTTGCGTGGCCTTGGCGATGGACTTACCGAGAGCTCATGCACGAAAAAGTGAACATGGGAACGCGAGCCTACAATTCGGAGTTCCGAAACCTTGCGTTCAGTGAAGATGAACAATTTTTCTTCCCGGAAAACTACGCTTACTATCATTACTACCATGAAAACGGCGTTGCTTATGTCGTTTATAACGAATTGAAAATACCGATCAGGGATCTCACGATCAGCGGCGCCTGGGATATTGCACAAGGAAAGAATGCGCGGTCTTGCTACAACTCGGTTATTACGCTAGGGAAACATGAGCCGACCGGCTATATTTTCGTACTTGACGAATATACGTCGAAAGAGCCGGCGCACGTTTACATCGACATCATCGTTAAGAAGATCAAGCAGTACCGTCACCGGATATTTAACGTTGAAACGATCAACGCTCAGCACGAGTTTTACCGGCAATTGCAAGAAGCGGTCAGAAAAGAAGGCCTTTATACGTGCCGCGTCAACGATGTTAAGTCGCACAGGTCATCGAAAGATGAGCGTATTCAATCGTTGGAGCCGATGCTGCATAACAAAACGCTTATTCTAAACGACCGTCACACGATGCTCTTAGATCAGATGGCGCAATACCCATTTGGGGACTACGTGGATTCACTCGATGCACTACAGCAAGCTATCGAAGGAGTTTTCCGGCCTAAAACGAGACTTGTAGCAAAACCGAATTGGATTTAAAGGGGGAAGGTGAAACAATGTCACGCTTAAAAGAATTAGAAGCAAAATTAACGTTACAACAACGAAAGGCCGCGCTTTTGCTCGTAGAAAACGAGTTGATGGCCGAAGCAAGGAAGACGCAGGAGGAGCTCGCCAAAGATATCGGAGCCGACCGCGTCACAGTCTATCGATGGCGGACGCAGAATAAAGCATTCATCGAATATATGAATCTACTTGCGGACGATATGCTTTCCGGTCACCGATCCGAAGTGTATGCGCAGCTAATGAAGCTTATCCGAAGCTCTCAACCGTCAGTAAAAGCGATCGACTTGTTTCTCAAGCGTTATGGATTGCTTACTGATCGCCAGGTAACGGCGACAGAAAACGAGAACGGAACGGCCAGCAACGAAGATATCGCGAAAGAAATCGAAGATATTGACGAATTGCTTAACGATGGGAACGAGTAGCTATGAATTTATTTAACCGTAAACACGACGACGCAGACGAATTCACATATGTAAAAACCTACGGAATTATCCGTAAGGGTGCTCAATTTCCACCGCAAGATTCAATCGAAAGACTCGCGAAATATAAACGGGCTAAAAAATGGTTCGACGGAAAGCAGCGAGACGTATACGAAAGGGCAACGGCTATTTTAAAAGATTCGCCATTCTCGTCGCAGCTCGAAAAACTCTATATCGCGATCAACCTGGCGGATATCCTCGTTACCAAGCCTGCGGATCTACTTGTCGGAGAGCCGGTCCGTTTTGAGAGCGGAAAAGCCGACGACAGCGAAGAGCAGAGGGCGCTAAACAGGTACGTTGAGGAGAATGACGTTAATCAATTGATTCACGAAAGTGCTACGGCGAATGGTTATCGCGGCGACGCGTGGTTTAAAGTGCGCTATGGCTACCGTCAGGATTATTCGGAGCTTAAAAAGATGGGACTCATCGAGGGAGATGCGCCAGAAGGTGTCGAGATGGAGCCGATTATTGAGCATGTTAACGCAAGTTGGGTTTTTCCGGAGACGTCCGCCGGTAATGTTAAGCAGACGAAGGCGATCAATATTGCACAAGTCGAGTGGGTTGAAACCGAGAAAACAGAGATCCCATTTCTGAATGTTGAGCGTCACATACCGGGTTATATTATGTATTCGCGACATCGCTTACATGGCAACGGCGTTGATACTTCGACAGGGACACCGGTCCAATTGTTTACCATCGGAGAACAAGTTCCGACAGGTCGAGAGGAAGACGTAGAAGTAACGAATCTGCCGCACATACCGGTTTTCCACGTTCCGTATAAGTCAGTGGATGATTCGTACTTCGGAATTGGGCTCATCGAAAAGCTAGAAACTGTGCTAGCTGCGATCAATGACCGCCTTGTTCAGATCGATTATATTCTTTGGAAGCACAGCGATCCTACTGCATATGGTCCAGACCTGGAAACGACCAATGGAGCGGTACAGTTTGGCGGAAAGTACATTCCTGTTAACAAAGACGATCCGACGCCGGGATATATGGTGTGGCAAGCGCAACTAGATGCGGCTTTTAAAGAATTAGATGTCCTTTTCAGTAACGTCTTTCAGATGGCAGAGACGCCGCAATGGCTTTTCGGAACGACGGTGTCCGGAGACAATTCGGGCGGCACCGGGACGTCCCATACGGACGGAGTAGCAATTAGAGCGAGATTTATGCCAATCCTTTCGAAAGTGAAACGGATCCGGGCGCACTATGATAAGGCGATTCGGGACGCGCTATGGACGTGTATGCTCTTCGAAAAAGAATTCGGAGACTTATCCGTATCTGATCCGGTATATCCCAAAGCGATATGGAACGACGGGATTCCGCGTAACGAGAAAGAAGCGGCAGAGATTGCGAGTATTAGAACCGGCGGCAAACCTACGCTTGACGTTCGATCTGCTATTAAAGAGCTTGACGAAGTAGATGACGATAAAGCCGAAGAGACTATACGAAGAATTGAAGAAGATGAAAAAAGCGTCAGTGGTTTTGTTGATGGATCGGTATTTAACGAGACCGAAGTAAAAGAAGAGGTCGTCGAAGAGGATGACGAGTAATGCGAGTTCCGGAGCCAAAGTATAGCTATCAAACCTATCAACTCGCAACGTATTACAAGGACGCCGTTCAAGACATTTTGATCGAATTGGACCGAGTTGATATCGACAATTTTCGCCGGGTAAACGCCAATGCGACACTGGCCTCTATTTCGGAAATCCTTTCGGAGCTAGACGATAAGTCGAAAGCTTGGGTCGAAAAGAACATACCTAAAGCGGCTAGAGACGGCGTAATAAACACGATCGTCTCTCTTGGAGTTGCCGAAACGATTGACAAAGCGTCACAGATCGCTTCCTTTTCACGCTTGAACAAAGAAATGGTTGCGGCTGCGGTTGCCGATACCCAGGCCGACCTATTAGCGGTCACGCAGAATATCGACCGGAAGACGAAAGCGGCTGTCCGGAAAGCTGTCTCCGATTCTATGCGTTATCACATGACGCGAGGTACAAACGGACGGCGTACTATTGCGTCGGATATCCGAAACACGCTTCAGCAGTCGGTGAAAACCGGAATAATCGACGGAGCTGGCAGACGGTGGCGGCCGGAAGTTTATGCGGACATGGCGACGCGTACAAAAATGATGGAGACCTATCGGGAAGCAACGACGAATGAGGCGCTTAGAAGGAACGTGTATTATGCGAAGATATCTTCACACGGAGCGAAGGACGCATGTCGTTTCTACGAAGGAAGGATCATGAAATTGACGGAAGACGCGCCCGGTAATTATCCGACGTACGATCAGTTGAAGGCGTCGGGCGAGATTTTTCATCCGAATTGTAAACACGTGTATTCACCGATCAGAAATCCAGAGGGGGCTTTATTTTGAACGTAAATAATAAAATGCGCGTTGGGATATCGAACGATTCACGCGGCATTAGCAAAGTTGTTGACGAATCACTTGACGGTACAAAGGCGATCCCGGTCGTGTTTGTACAGAAGACTGCGGAGGGTAGTTTCTCATACGGAACAGATCCGGTGGAAGGTGCTACGCTAGATAACGAAATGAGCCATCCGGTCGAAACTGATCCGGCTGGATCTGCCGAAGTTGTTGACGAAGACGTCGACGGATTGAAGGCCGTACCAATCGTTCCTGTTACGAAGAACGCTGAAGGTAAATTCGTTTATGCGAGTATCGGAGGCGGTGATAAAGCTGTTGATTGGTCGGAAATTCAGAACAAGCCGGAAAATTTCCCACCTTCGTCACATACGCATCCAATTTCGCAAATTACCAACTTGCAAACAACGCTCAATTCGAAGCTGACTGCGAAACAGGCGGCTGCACAAGCGGATAGTACCGCAGAGGATATCGCAGGCTTAGTCGCGGATTTTAATGCGCTGCTTTCTGCTCTTCGCGCTGCAAAAATAATGGCGGAATAACAGTGGACGTCGAATACGGCGTCTTTTATTTTGTCCAAATTCGGTTATGACATTAAACTATCCGATAAATTCGTCGCGTTGGACGTTAAAAACGTAATAGGAGGAAACAAGGTTATGGAACTATCAAAATCTTTATTGTCGTTAGATTTACAGCATTTTGCGGAAGAAACTAAAGACCAGGCGGAACCACCGGCTGCGGAGCCGAAAAACACCGATACACCAGAACCGCCAAAAGACGAAGTAAAAACAATTCCTTACGACAGATTCAAGCAGGTTAACGACGATTTAAAAGCCTTTAAGTCTACCTTTGAAGAGCTAGGCATCGACGGAGTTGATTCACTTAAAACACTCGTCGAAGACTACAATGCAAAGAAAACTGCCGAAGAGGAACGTAAGCGTAGCGAAATGACGGAGCTCGAACGACTTCAAAACGATTTGAAAGCGAAAGAAGAGGCTGAGAAAACTCTCGCTCAGCAACTCGAAGAAGAGAAGAAAGCCCGTGAACGCGAGAAAATCCGCAATGAATTTATTAAGGTTGCTACGAGCAATGATATCGCCTACATTGACGACGCCATTGCGTTGGCCGACCTGTCCGCGGTAAAGGTTGAAGACGGAAAGGTTGTCGGAGTGGAGGACGTTGTCAAAACGCTCGTTGACAATAAACCGTTCTTGGTCAAGAAGAAGGCGCCAAAGCCTATCGGGCAGAGCTCGAACGGAGACGCCGCAGGATCTTCCGAAAAGACAGCGGAACAACTATTGAAAGAAGCCGCAGAAAGAGCGAAGCATAGCGGCCGGCCTGAAGACAAAGTGGCCTACGCAAAATTGAAAAGAGAATTATCGAAGTAAACAGCGCCTTAACGGGCGCTTTTTAATGCGAAAATTGAGGGGGAAATCGAATGTCAAAAATTTTATCAGGTGAATTAGTAGGTAAGAAGGAATCCGTTGTAGATGAGATTTTACTTTTAAATGAACACCAAACGCCTTTGTTGAATCTATTAGGATTTAGCGATCCGGTTACTCAAGTCGAGCACCAATGGTTCGAGGACGAAATGATTGCAGATGAGTCCAGAGTCGTCGGAGCAAAAACTAACGCGGACACTGAGGTAGAAGTAGCAGACGCAGAACCTTTCCGTTCTGATCAAGTTGTTAAGATCGGCGACGAACTACTTAAAGTTGTAGCGGTTAATGGAACTAAATTGACTGTTGTACGGGGATATGCCGGAACAACTGCGGAAGCTATCGAAGACGGTGCGGTTATCCAAGTACAATTCGTTGAAGGTCGAGAAGGTGCTGACGCACGCGACGCTAAGTACAAGCCAAGAAAACGCGTATCTAACATCACACAAATCTTCGACGAAACAATTTCAATTACTGGTACCGCGGCAGCCGTAAGTAACTACGGCATCGACAACCTGTACGAGTACGAGAAGCAGAAGAAACAGCTTGAACTGGCGTTACAGCTTGAAAAAGCCGCAATTAGCGGTATCAAGTACGAATCACCAGACGGGATCGTTCGTCAGATGGAAGGTATGCGCCAATTTATCAAAACTAATGTAATCGATGCACAAAATTCCGCGCTAACTGACGAAAAAGTTAACGATGCTATGCAGAAAATCTACGAAAAAGGCGGGTTTACAACGGGCGGTGCGTTTAAGATTATGGTTGGCGCAAAACAAAAACGTGCGATCTCAAACTTCGATAAATCTCAAATCCGCCTGACTCGCGCAGATAATGGCCGCGGACAGGTCGTTGATCACTTCGTTTCTGACTTCGGCCAAGCGGAAATTCTTTTGAACAACAACCTAAATGCAGATGAGTTGTTTATCTTCGACGCAAACCGTACTGAAATCAGACCTCTTGCAGATCGAGGATTCTTCCACGAATACCTTGGCAAGAAAGGCGATTACTACGAAGGGCAAGTCGTCGGTGAATATACACTTCAATTCCTACAAGAAAAAGCACACGCACGAATCAAAGGATTAGCGTAATCAACAGCCCGCAAATCGCGGGCCTATTTATTTTGACAGAGGTGTTGTGGAATAATGGCGGAATTCAAATCGAAATATCCCGAACTCGGGTTTTACGTGGGCGACGTATTTAAGTCGTTCAAAAACGGTGTATTTAAAACTGAAGAACCGGACGAAATCAAAGTCCTGTCCGATCTGGCAGACGTAACTAGGATCGACAAACCAACGGAGGAAGGCGCACCCAAGCCGGCAGCGAAGAAACAAACGCGTAAATCCTCCGCAAAATAACAGGAGGTGGCGGTATGACAGTAAGCGTCGAGGGTGCTGACGAATATATCAACAGTTTTACGGTAGATAACGAAGATTGGAACGATTCTGATCACGAAAGGAAGCAGCGGGTTTTAAACGTTGCTGACGACGTTCTCATCCGTAAATTTCCCGACTATAAAATACCCGACGATGCAGTATACGAATTCGCAAATGTGTTGGCGATTGCCTATAACGATACGAACCGTCTGAATAAGCACGGAGTTGCATCTTACTCTATTACGGGCGTGGCGTCGTTTAACTTTAAAGATACGATGAAAGTCGATGATGAATCGTTAATCCCGAAAAAGACGCTTGATCTAATCGGAGAAGAAAACGGTGTGAAGCTCGGCGGGCGGCGCATTCAATGGACGGTGATGTAGATGGCTATCGTTCCTATGCGGCAGACCATTACGGTGGAGCGTGATAGCTCGGGAGAGTTCGATTTGTGGGGCAATCCAATAAAAGTCGAACCGTTCGCAGTCAAGTGCCGTGTCGACGAGGGTTCCCGGATCAGTTTATCGCGATCGTCTGGCGTCATTAAAAGCGAAGAGTCCGTCGCCACTGCGAGAATTCTAGTTGATAAACTGGCAGATATTCGGTACTCAGATACGATCTTATTTACGAATGAACTCGGGGAGACAATTGCGAGAAAGCCGAAAGAGATCAACGTAAGAAGGCACGTATCCGGAAAGCCGATTCTGACGGAGGTGATCGTTTGAGTTTTGATTTCGACGCAAGCGATTTCCTTAATCGACTAAACCGGACGGAGCACGGCGCAGAGCAGGCGGCAGTCCGAGCGATGGAGGACAATACCGATGATCTCGCTCGTATCGCCCAAAACATCGCACCTATCGATAAGGCGACACTTCGTAGAGGGATGCAGAAGAAGGTAAAACTATCGCGAGATCGGTTGATTGGCGAAGTATCCTTCCGTGCAGTAGAAAACGGATTTAACTACGCAATTTGGACGCACGAAGCCGATTACAATCTCGGACCTACATCCGCACAAGCCGGTGGAACGGACGGATATACGGTCGGTAACAAGTACCTTGAGCGACCGTTAAAAGGAGAGGCCGAAAAGTATATACGGAACGTCGCAGAGGCCGTAAGAGAGGAGTTGAGGTAAACGTTGAAGATACTCGAATTAATATCGTTCATTAAATCGCGGGTTCCTGGCGTTTACTTTCCGAACAGATTCCCTCGCGAAGCACCTGACGAATGTATTTCCGTAAAACTGACCGGCGGTTTTCCGACATCGCAATGGACCGGGAAAAAGCAGCCGTCTTTTCAGATACTTGTAAGAGGACGCGCAGCAGGCGAACAGGATTGCGAAGATAAAGCTTACGAGCTTTTTAACTCGCTCACTAATTTGAAAGAGGTAATGATCGGCGAGAATTCAGTTGTCATTATTCGCGCTACTACTTCAGTCCCGTTGTTTATTGGATACGACGACAACAATCGTCCTCAATACTCTTTGAATTTTGATTGCGTGATACGCCCCTAATCAGGGGCTTTTTATTTTGAATATAAGGGGGAAATTGCATGGCGGCAGGAATTAGAGGTATTAACGTACCGATCGGCCCAGCAATTGTTGAGTATGGCGAAGGCGACGATATGGTTACCTACGACATCACTAAGGGCGGAATTCAGTTTAAGGTTCAAACATCAAAGCAAGACACCACGGTCGATCAATACGGAGACACAATCGTTAAGTCTACGATGAAGGGGAGGACCGCAGAAGTCACGATCCCTTTCGCTCTACATGACCTCGATAGACTTGCGGTAGCCATTCCGAACAGTCGGTTGGTGACCGATGGTACCGATTCGACAAAGAAAAAGCTAGTTGTTAGCGGTAAGGCGGGATTCGACATGCTCGCAGCCGCAAAGAAACTCGTTATTAAGCCGACGGCACCTTCGACAACGCCGAACGATTATATCACAATTCCGTTAGCAGGCGCAGTAGCTGATCCGGAGTACACTTACGATTCAGACAACGAACGGATTGCGAATCTGACCTTTGTCGCATATCCGGATACGGATAATGACGGAGACTTGTTCATTATGGGAGACGAATCCGCAGCAGAATAACCGAGGGACATCGCTTAACCGCGGTGTCTTTTTTATTTAAGAGAAAGGAGATGTTTTATGAAACTGTTCACCAAAAAAGATCCTGAACAGCTTTATTTCGGTGATTATCCGGTCGAGATTCCGAAGCTCACACCGAAGAAGTGGAAGCAATTATTCGGGGCCGTTGATAAGCTGCCAGGAATTATCGTTCAAGTTCTAAGCGCGCCTCCGGAAGACTTTTACTCGTACGTAGTCACCGGGCTCGAAGTAGGACTCGATGAGATCGTCGGAATTGTCTCGGCACTGAGCGATGTTGACGCGGATTACATTTCAGAAAACGTTGGGGCAGACGAGATGTTCGAATACCTCGCCTTAACGGTTAAGAAAAATCGGTTGTCTTCGATGGTAAAAAACGTGAAAAGCCTTCTTCCGAACCTCGGCAAGTAGGCGAAGAAGAGGGCGTCTCATATACGATCGACGACTACTTAATAGATGCGGCTATTATTCTCGGAGTTACTCAGCGCGAGATTGAAAACGATTATTACATGGTTGATATTCCGAAGCTTATTCGCGCTAAGTCAAAGCAAAACGCAATTAGACGTCTTGAAGAAGTCCGTATAACTCTCGCTACGAATAATCGATCAAGTGAGGACGAAGATTTCAAGTCGCTAATGAACGGGCTTACGAGAACAGCAGGAATCGAAAACGCTAATCACTTCGATAGAGAAAAATTCGAACAATTACGCATGATGCAAGCAGCTTTTCGGAAAGGAGGTAACTAGATGGCCGGAGCAACAGTCGGAGAAATACGTGCCCGTTTGATTCTCGATATGGCCGATTGGTCTAAAAAATCCGATCAAGCAAAGAGCGACATGTCGGAGATGGGGAAATCGTCCAAAAAGCTATCGAAGGAAATGGGCCAGATACAAAAGGCGTCGCTGGCCGTCGGCGGTGCGGTAGTCGCCGGTATCGGAGCATCCGTCAAGACTGCGGCAGACTTCGAAGCGGCCATGTCGAACGTTAAGGCGATCAGCGGCGCGACCGGTCAGGAATTCGAAGATTTAAAGAACATCGCGTCTAAGATGGGCGCTGAAACGAAATTTACAGCGGTAGAGGCGGCGGAGGGACTCCAATTTTTAGCAATGGCGGGCTTCAGTGTAAAGGAACAAGTCGGATCATTACCGGCCGTCCTTAACCTGGCGTCTGCTTCTAACGAAAGCCTCGGGCGGTCAGCCGATATTGTTTCGAACATCATGACGGGCTTCGGAATCAAAGCGGAAGAGTCCGGACATGCGGTCGATGTGCTTGTTAAAGCGATGACGACGGCGAATACGGACCTCGGCCAATTGGGCGACGCCATGAAATACGTGGCCCCGGTCGCAAACGGACTAGGCTATTCGATAGAAGATACGGCCGCAGCTGTCGCGAAAATGTCAGACGCCGGTATTCAGGGATCGATGGCGGGTACCGCGCTAAGGGCGACGCTATTGCATTTGTCAAATCCGGTAGGGCAGACGGCGAAGGCGGTCAAAAAGTACAATCTCGAATTGGAAGACGCCAACGGAAACTTAAAGTCGCTACCGGAATTGATCGGATACATTTCGAAGAACCTCGAAGGGATGTCCGATGCTCAGAAGACGGCAACAGCGGCACAACTCGTCGGAACAGAAGCGGCGTCCGGATTTGTAACGTTGCTTGGTGTTGGCGAAAAAGGTCTGCGTGATTATTCTAACGCACTAAAGAACGCTGGCGGGACGGCTGATCGCGTAGCCAAGACGCAAATGGATAACCTGAAAGGCTCCTTCGAAAAGTTTAAGAGTGCGCTCGACGGGCTCGGCATCAAGATCGGTAATGAGTTTTTGCCTACTTTCCGAAAAATTGTAGACGAGGGAACGAAAATACTCGATTTCCTTAACAAGTTGAATCCGGGAATTATCACGACAGGACTCGAAATGGCGGGGACAGCGGCGGCGATTGCACTTGTCGCGGCTTCAGCCGTTAAGCTCGGTGTTGCGTTAAAAGGCCTTTTCGTCTCAATGGGGCCTGCCGGTTGGGTCATAGCTGGGCTATCGATTATCGGCGGCTTGTTGGTTGGTGTTGTAGAGGGATATGACGCTATGAATACTGTCAGCTTAGAGGCAGCAGAAACCAAACAAAAAGAGATCGAATCGATCGAAAGCCTAGCGTCGGAGTTCGACAAACTTAAAAACAAGACGAAATTGACTGCAGATGAATTTGCTCGCTATCTTGACATAAATGATCAATTAAAGACCGAGACAGATTCGGATGTTATTAAGAGACTTAAAGATGAGCAAGCGGGCCTCAAGAAAAATTCCGGTTTAACAAATAACGAATTTGATCGGTTTTTAAAGCTGAACGATGAGGTAATTAAAAAGTCACCGGATACAGAGGCGGCAATCAGCTCTCAGGGAAATGCAGTCGCCAAGAATACAAATGCTCTAAAAGCGTTGAACGCGGAAAAAGCCGAAGAACTCCGATTAGAGCTTGAGAAACAGAAAAACCTTGCAGAGAAAAACTACGATAAGAACTTAGAAAAGCAGAGAAATATTCAAAAAGAAATCAACGGACTCACAAAAGAGCGGCAGAAACTGGAGGCTGATGTCAAAGCTCAATTGGACATCATAGAGTCAACTGAGCAGAAGATTACTCAAGCTAAATTAGACGGAAATCAGAAAGAAGTTGCCTCCCAAGAAACCGTTCTCGGCGTTCAAAAAGGGACATTGGCCACCCTCCGCGGGCAGTTAGATACGATTTACGGGAAAATCAGCGCTAAGAATACTGAGTTAAATAAAGTTAACGAAGAGCTTGGAAAGTTGGATACCATCAAACAAAAGATGGTCGACCTCGAACTCCGTCAGGTAGGTTTGAACGCGAAAAAAGGCGAAGGCGTCAACGTTCTCAATAGGGAAATCGCCAAACTTAAAGATGCGAAAGCCAATCTCGAAAACAACACGACTGCTGCGGACAAAAAGACGAAGGAGTATCGTGATTCAGTTAAAGCGATCGATAAAGAAATCGCGCAGCTTCAGGCGGCAAAGTCGAAGGTCCAGGAGATTACAAACGAAGCTGAAAACATGAACGCTAAGCTGGCGCGAAGGATCAATAAAAAGATCCACGTCACCTACAGCGCGGACGGATCTGAAATCGAAGAGAGTGCGTCGACATTCAAGAAGACGCACGGTAAGGGCGGACGTGAAACTCCGTATCATATCGGCGGCATCGTCGGCCGCGGGCAGATCAATAAGCTCCATACCGGAGGCCTTGCGTCTAAGTTCGAAAATGCTCCGATGAGCCACGAAGTAGACATCCGGGCATTGCGGAACGAAATGGTCCTAACGGAAGCACAGCAGGCGAATTTAATGCGGATGATTGACGCGGGCCATACGGCAGCAGTTGGAAGCCAGGTCGGAGCTTCACCGGAAGTATTGGGGGCGCTCACGTCTATCGAAAGAGCCATCCGCAACAGTGACGGAAAAGTGATCGTGATGAATGACGAGGTTGTCGGGCGCTTGGTGGAGCCGTATGTGAGCCGTCAGCAAGCCGAAGAAATAGGCGTCTTGAGCGCGTTTAATAATTAATGGCGGGAGGTGGTTGCGTGGAAAAAATTCCGATAACAGACAGCAATTTTAAGATCGTTTACGATAACGGGTCCACCGTCGATATGGCGAGGGACCTTTCTGTTTTAGTTCGAAGCTTTGTTCCGGGTGCGCCGTCTCCTAACATTTATTACGAAAAAATCGAAGGGACAAACGGCAGCATCAGGACGGGAAAAGATTTCGGAATACGGTCGATCAAAGCAGAATGCCGCCTGTTTGCCGAAGATACTGACGACTTTTTCCTGTTGCGAAACAAAATAGTAGCAGCTCTTTACAAGCAGTCGCAATTCTACATCATCACTGAATCGGAGCCTTACAAGCGATGGAAGGTCGAAGTAAGCTCGTCTTTTGACGTTGACCGTATCGGAACAACAGGAGACTTTAATATTCAGTTTGACTGTGCGGACGGATTCGCGGAATCTCTCGGCACGACACTTGATCCGTTCACGTTTGACGCGGATAGGTGGCTTTTGGGAGAAGGACTCACCGATACCGTCCCGTCATATACACACAAGACTGCGTCGTTCTCAATCTATAACGCAGGAGATATCCCGATAGATCCGATCGAGATGCCGCTGATCATAGCGTATAAAGGTGGGTCTTCTAATCTAACTATCACGAATCAGACAACGGGGGATGTGTGGAAATACAGTGGGACAACGTCGTCGGGAGACACAATCGTTCTCAATCGGGTTCGAGCTACTAAAAACAATATTAGTATATTCGGGAATACGAATCGGAAGTTTATAACACTTGCTCCGGGATGGAATCACTTCAAGTTGAGCGGAACGTCCGGGAGCTTCGAAGTGTCTTTTAATTTCCGTTTTTACTACGCATCTTGAGGTGGTATTTTTGAAAGAATTATATGTTCGCAGCATTCTCGGGCAAGAGGAAGCGCTCACTAAGTATGACGTGACAAGAAAGCGCGGTCTAAACAGTGAAAAGTATATCGATGTTACCGTCATTAAGCATGAGACTAACGAACATTCATTTCCTTTGGTTCAGCCGGAGAATTTTTTGATCTACGAAGGAGAAGAATATGTCATCCGTCCAATAAATGCTTCCGTTCGAGCGGTGAAAGTGAAAGGCATTCATCGCATGTTTATCGATCTTGCTGACGTCTATATTTACGAAGTCGAAGAGAAAGAAAAGGAATATACGATCGAAGAAGCTCTAAATATCGCACTGAAAGGGACCGGATACAATTACAAAGTTGATAAGACTGGATTGCCTTCTACAATCAAAGTTTCGAATTTTGGCGACAACTTTTCGCTCGATCTTTTGAAGACAGTCGCCTCGGAGTTTGGAGCGGAGTTTGATTGTGCTGGCCGAACGATTTATATTGCGAAACAGATTGCGAGATACACCGATCACCAGATACGGCACAGACTTAACGCAGCCAATCCATCGAAAGAGATCGATACAAGCCAACTTAAAACGTTTATCAAAGGATTCGGTAAAAAAGACGAAAAAACTGGAACTTACGCGGTCACAGCGGAATATACGAGTCCGCTAGCGAGCATTTACGGGATTCGCCACGCGGCCCCGGTTCGCGACGATAAGTATACGGAAAAGAACAAGGACCAGTTGATTGCGCAAATGAAGAAAGCACTTCATGACCAGATCGATATTTCAATCACGCTAACATATGTCGAGCTTTCTGAACTCGGTGTTCAAGATATACGGCTAGGAGATTACGTCTGGTGCATCCTAGATCCGTTAGATATTGACGTACAGATACGCGTCGTAGAAGTCGAGGATTATTCTGATCCGTTAAAATCTCCGAAATTTACATTCGGAAGCATTGTCCAGAAAGCTCCGAGTATAGTCGCGTCCTTTAAAAAGACGCAGAAGACGCTTTCTAAAATTGTCGATCCTCAGACCGGCAAGATACGAGAGGGATCAATCAAAATCGGCAGCGGCACCTCATTCGATCCTGGGTACGATCCGACGCTGATAAACATTCCGCAGTACGGCCTGGCTTCGGCAAGTGCTGATGGCTTGATGAGTTCGTCTGATTTCGTAAAGTTGGCGAACATTCTCGTTGGGCCGGACGGTCAGGTAGTGGTGGCTCTTGCGACGGAAAACAACGACGGGTTAATGAGCGCGGCTGATTTTACGAAATTGAAGCGGATTATTATGCCGACGGCCGGGGATGTCGATATGCAGTCGATATTGGATCGTTTAGCAGCGCTTGAAGCGAAAGTAGGAGAATAACAAAGGAGGTATCGTATGAGTAAATACCGGAAAGCCGGAAACGTATGGGACCGTATATTCCGAAACAATTATAACCAGAACTTGGACGACATAGATTCGGACATAAAAGCCAATCGATCGTACATCGATGAGCATAAAGTTGCCAAAACCGCCCACACGTCGAAGCAAATCGAACACGGCGGTTTTACTGTTTCTGATAGACTCGATAACCTATGGGCGAGATTTACGAATTTAGTTTTAAATCACGATGGAACAGACGTGAAAGAGGTCGTCGATGCTCGCGTAGATACGGACGCGGTTGTACACCCTACGCTTAAAGATCGTCTGGACTACGAGGACAATCAGGTTAAAAAGGACCTTCAAAGTCGGTCATTAAACGTTTTGAATTATCTGATCCCAGGCGAAGCAGACGCCAGTCTTTATATCCAGCGGGCTTTAGACGATGCGTACGATTTAGGCGGCGCTCAAGTGTATGTTCCGGCCAGCTCTACGCCTTATATTCTGAAAAAGACGTTACTCATAAAGTCGAATACGCGTCTTACTTTAAACAGTAACGCGGTGTTGGATCGGCAGCACACGGAAGACTTTATCGTAAACTTCGAAAAAGAAAAAGGAAGTCCGAGATTAACGAAATATAACGGCTACTCAAATATCGTTATCGAAGGCGGAACATGGCGGTCGAATGGGGATGTCTTCAAAAGCGGCCAGGCGATCCTGATCGCGCACGCAAAGAACATTATCGTCCGTGATCTTACGGTATATGACGTATGTGGCGGTCATGCCGTTGAATTTAACGGTATTGATACGGGCTTGATTGATAACGTTAAGGCGTTCGGATTCGACGGGGCCGAGTATCGTGGAGCTTTTCAGATCGACCTCGATAAAAACGGCAACCCGCCTACGCTAGGCACATACGGAAGCTTCGACGGCACTCCGTGTAAGAACATCACCGTTCAGAACTGCGAAGTCGGTCCTTCCTCGAAAATGGCATCATGGGGTCGCGCGGTTGAATCGCACAGTTCATTCATCGGTGTATCGCACGAAAATATACGCATTGTTAACAATAAAATCCGCGGGACAATTAACGCTGCAATTCGTGCTTATGCGTGGAATAACGTCTATATTGCCGGTAATGAGATTACGAACTGTGGATCGGGAATCATCGTTAATCCTCCGTTAGTCGGCAAGCCTGAGGATACGGTTACGGTTGACGGCACACAAACGAACGCATCGCAAGAGCAGTCTAACGTGATCATCGAGAACAATACAATCGATACATTAACGCTAACTGACGACCTACTCGGAGGCATAGCGATATGGGGGCAAGGTAAGGGCGGAACAATCCTAAACGTTGTGATTAGCAAAAACACAATAAAAAATACGCCAAGTAACGCAAATGCTATCTATATCAAAGAGGCCAAATTCGTCAAAGTTGACGCTAACCAAATTGAAAATTCCGGCCATAATGGGATTTCTTTGGCTACTGCAAAATGTACAACGATCACCAGGAACCAATTGACGGACATTGCGATTACGGGAATATACGTCGGAGCGTCTGGCGCAAGCAGCGACACCCTCCAAATCATTGGAAATACGGTGACAGGAGCAGGTGGTCACGGAATCCATCTTGACGACTCAACAAAGCGGTCGCAAGTCCATGACAATACGGTCGTGAACGTTGGGTTGGCTGAACTCGATCGCTATAACGGACTCTATGTAACGAACGCCTCAAAGAACGTTACGCTACGAAATAACAACATATATTCTACCGAGAAGCGGTTGATTGCGGGGGTATTTGTGACAGTCTCTAACAGTGACATCGTTATTTCAGGCGCTTACGTTCCGAACCCTGAATTTTATTATCAAGAGCCGGTCGTTAATCAAACGGTATAACCCGGAAAGGAGGATACGATGATCTATAAAAATACTGATGTACATCTCGATATAAACTCGCAGATCAAGCGAAGTATTTCCGCGAATATTCAATTTAGTACGCAGGACATTGATACGGCAAAGCTAACGTTCAGCTTAACGAAAGATGGTGCGCCGTTACCGATTAGTCAAGCGACTCACGGAAAGCTGTTCATGAGGTTTGCGGACGGAAGCAAGTTCTATGTGAATACGGAAGTTAAAGACGCGCTAGAGGGCGTTATTTTTTATGTCTTGACACCGGATCAGGTAACGCATTATGGAACGGTCCAGGCCGAGCTCTACGTTAATTATAATAACGGGCAGTCTCTAAGCGTGCACAAATTCTCGTTTGAAATCGATCGGGCTCTCGTCGATCAGGACATCGCGCCGGTGGCCGAGTATTACGTGCAAGATTTCGAATCTCTAAAGGCCGTCATTCAAGAGATGGCGGACGATGCCGAACAGATTCTGACCGAATTACAAGCGAAATTTGAAACGCTCGATAATATTGAAACGAAAGCAGGGGCGCAGGAAAAGGCGGATGCTGCCGAGGCCGGGGCGAAAGCCTACACCGACGAACACGCCGCGAAAACAGACAATCCGCATAAGGTAACGAAAGCTCAGGTCGGTCTGTCGAACGTCGATAACGTTAAGCAAGCTGCGAAGACTGATCTAGACAATCACGTTGGGAATACCGAGAACCCTCACGCAGTAACGAAGGAACAAGTCGGATTATCGAATGTAGACAACGTGAAACAGGCGTCGAAATCGGAATTTGATACGCACACGGCCGATAATACTCGTCATATTACTGCGGACGAACGTACGAAATGGAATGCGGGTCAGTTGGTCAAGGCGACGAATGATGACGGCGGTGCGTTCGTTTCGGTAGGGGATGCCGACGATTTTTATACTAAAATCACGCAAGCCGGGAAACGGTTCGGAACTTTTTCTTCGACGGGAAGCGCCACAAACGCTCCGAGTACGAATCCTACACGAGGATTTTTCCATATGACAGCGGTTGATAGCAACGGCGTCGGGACGGTGGGCTATGCGGTGGCTGTTGATCAGCAGAACAAGATGTACTCAAACTATTTAGATTCGAGCCAAGGATGGAAAGGCTGGAACCGAGTTCTCACAAATGCCGATGCTGCTGTTAATTGGCAAACCCCGACGCTACTAAATGGGTGGCGGCAATATGATACAGAGCAAAAGGTTCGGTTCAGCAAAAATGCTTTTGGAGAG